CGACAACACCGCTGCAACGTCCCATTGGTTGCCGCGACGCAGTGCCGCCCGGTGGCTGGCTCCAGAAGGGTTGACCAGCACTGAGGCGGACCGCTTGGAGCTTTGGCTGGAGTGCTGGCATCGGTTCTTGACCTCCCCCACCCCGCCGTGACAGCCTGACCACGGCAAGCCCAACCAGCAGGTCACCCGAGCGCCTTCACAATCCCGTGAGGGCGTTTGCGTTTCTGGCATGAAAACGCTACCATCCAACATAGTGGAATCTTCGCCGCCAGCCCGAGACGCCAACGGTCGTCTTCTCCCAGGAGGAAAGCTGAACCCGAAAGGGCTTGGCGGTCGTCCTGCGCTCCCTGATTGGTTCCGTGACGCTGGCCCGCTGGCGCTCAAGCACCTCGCCGACGTTGCGACTGGCGTCGAACCTGCAGAGCCTGAACTGCGGTTCAAGGCTGCGACCATCGTTGTCGATCGCATCTACGGCAAAGCCCCCGAGACGGTGACCCTTGAGGGTGAGCTCGCGATCAGCCGCATCGTGCGCACGATCGTCGACCCCAAAGACAATGGCTGACCTCAACCTCGACACACCGAGGTGGATGAAGCCGCTGCTCAAGCCGTTGCGCTACAAAGGCGCCAAGGGTGGCCGGGGGAGCGGCAAGTCGTGGGGCTTTGCTGAGATGATGATCGAGGCACACCTCGACGACCCAGACACATCCAGCGTCTGCATCCGTGAGGTGCAGAAAACCCTTCACGACTCGGTCAAGAAGTTGCTGGAGCGGACCATTCAGCGCATGGGCGTCGGGTCCTACTTCGACGTCCAAGAGAGCGTGATCAAGTCCCGCCACGGCAAAGGCAGGATCATCTTCCTTGGCATGCAGAACCACACTGCCGAGTCGATCAAAAGCCTCGAGGGCTACGACCGGGCTTGGGTTGAAGAGGCGCAGAGCCTGTCCCAGCGGTCTCTGGACCTATTGCGGCCCACCATCCGTGCCGAGGGTTCTGAACTGTGGTTCACATGGAACCCGGTGAAGCCTGAGGACCCGATCGACAAGCTGCTTTGTGGAGACACGCCACCGAACAGCAGCGCCGTTGTTGACGTCAACTTTGTCGATAACCCATGGTTCACTGACGTTCTGCGCGCTGAGATGGAGCACGACAAGGCAACGGCTGACCCCGGCAAGTTCGCCCATGTTTGGTATGGCGCGTACTGGACACGGTCAGAGGCCCTCGTCTTCACCAACTGGAAAGTGCAGGAGTTCGAGGCGCATGCCGACGCTGAACATCGTTTCGGTGCCGACTGGGGATTTGCTGTCGACCCGACGACTCTGGTCCGATGCCACATCATCGGCAGGCGGCTCTATGTCGACTTTGAGGCGTACCAGATTGGGTGCCCGACTCGCGACCTGTCGGCGCTGTTCGCGACGGTGCCAGACTCTGACCTCTGGCCCATTGTTGCCGACAGCGCCCGCCCCGAGAACATCGACGAGGTCAAGAAGCACGGCTTCCCCAAGACCATCCCAAGCATCAAGGGTGCGGAGTCTGTGGAGCAGGGCGTCGACTGGCTGCAAGGGTTTGAGATCGTCGTGCACCCTCGCTGCGTCCACACCATCAGGGAGTTGGGCAGCTACAGCTACAAGATCGACAAGGACCGCGACGTGGTCCTCCCTCAGTTGGCCGACAAGAATAACCATGTGATGGATGCACTACGCTACGCATGCGAGAGCGCCCGCCGCACCCAGAAGGCCAAGCGCTCTCCTCCCAAACTCCTCCCCTCAGAATCCAGGTGGTGACCGATGGCCCGAGAATCCAAAGAAGCCCGCAACACGCGAATCCATGAAGAAGCCCTGAAGGAGTTTGACGAGGTCCAAGAAGCGTGCGCCGACGAGCGCCGTCAGTGCGTCGAGGATCGTCGCTTTGCGTCCATCGCTGGTGCCCAGTGGGAAGGCCCGCTGTCGGAGCAGTTGAAGGGCCGTCCTCAGATGGAGTTCAACAAGGTCCAGAGTGCCGTTGTGCGCATCATCAACGAGATGCGAAACGCCAACATCGGGATTCGCTTCTCACCTCGTGACCCCGAGGCCGAACTTGATGACGAGTTGGCCGACCTGTGCGCGGGCAAGCTGCGGGCTGACGAGTACGACAGCAGCGCCGACGAGGCCTACAGCAACGGCAGCGAAGAGGCTATCACGGGCGGCTTCGGCGCGTGGCAACTGCGCGCCGACTACATCGACCCCGACGACGAGGCCGACGAGCGCCAGCGCATCTGCTTTGAGCCAATCTACGACGCTGACTCGTCGGTTTTCTTCGACCTTGGCGCCAAGGAGCAAGACAAGAGCGACGCGCGCCGATGCTGGGTCATCCGTCCCATGACGCCAGCGGCCTACAAAGCCGAGTTTGAGCGCGACCCGCAAAGCTGGCCCAAGTCGGTCACGTCGACGCAGTTCGATTGGGCAACACCCGACATCGTCTACGTCTGCGACTACTACCGGATCGAGAAGCGCAAGCGCAGCATCCAGGTGTGGGGCGGACCAACCGGCGAGGTGCGCGAACTGTGCGACGAGGACTACGAGACCGATGACGAGTTCGCCGACGAGATCGAGCGCATGTTTGCGCTTGGCTGGCGCTTGAAGGAGAAGAAGCGCCGCGAGTTCAAGGAGGTGGTCAAGTGGATCTTGGACGGTGGCGGCATCATCGAAGAGGGCGAGGTGATCGCCGGGAAGTACATCCCCGTGATCCCGTGCGTCGGCAAAAGGTGGTTTGTCGACAACATCGAGCGCTTCGCTGGCGCCGTCCGCTACGTCAAGGACAGCCAGCGGCTCAAGAACATGCAGTTGAGCAAGCTGGCAGAGATTGCGGCGCTGTCGTCGAGGGAGAAGCCCATCTTCACGGCTGAACAGATCGCTGGCCATGAGATCGCGTGGAGCCAGGACAACCTGAGGGACTACCCATACCTGCTCGTGAACGGCACCGACGAGAACGGCCAGCCCATCCCACAGGGCGTCCAGAACTACACCAAGCCCCCGACGATTCCACCCGCCCTCGCTGCGCTCATTGGCCAGACCGAGACCGAGATCCGCGAGATCCTTGGGTCACCAGAGCAGGCTGAGAAGTTGCTCTCGGGCGTGTCGGGTGAGGCTGTGTCCCTCGTGCAGCAGCGCGTCGACGGCATGGCTGCGATCTACCTGTCCAACTACGCCAAAGCCAAGCGCCACACGGCGCGCGTCTACCTGTCGATGGCGGCAGACGTCTACGTCGAGGAGGGTCGCCAAGTTCGGGTCATGAGCGATGAGGGGGAAGCGTCATTCAAGAAGATCAACAGCCCCAAGCAGGGCGTGAACGGCGAGCTCCTCGAGGGCCTCACCTTCGAACGCGCCAAGTTCGATGTCTACGCTGACGTCGGTCCCAACTCGCAGTCAGCCCGGCAGGCGACGGTGCGGGCTGTGTCGTCGATGATGCAGATGACCCAAGACCCGGAGGATATGAAGATCCTGCTCAGCGTGGCGCTCATGAACATGGACGGCGAGGGCGTGGGCGACGTCCGCCGCTTCTATCGCAAGCGGTTGGTCCAGATGGGCGTGCAGACGCCAACCGAGGCCGAACAGCAGGAGATGGCCCAGGCTGCGCAGAACGCCAAGCCCGACCCACAGGCGGCTTTCCTCGACGCAGAGGCTCAGAAGTCGCTGGCGCTCGCCCAGAAGGCTGCAGCGGACACCCGCAAGAGCGTGGCAGAGACCGCCAAGACCGAGGCCGAGACGGTGGAGATCGTTCACGGGTTGCGGGGTGGTGGGTTGAAGAGCTAGCGGCGCATGACGTCGGAGGCCCAAGACTTTTGGGCCTCCCGCCACCGAATCTCCTCGGCTTTTGATGCCGCCTCCACCTCGATGGTGACGTCTGCCCACCACCAGAGGCGGGACACGGCCTCAGTGGCGCTCTTGAGGCTGGCGGGCTCTGGCTTCTTCATGGCTCCACCCGTCCCGCTTCACGAGCCCAAGCCCCAACGAACGCGACTTCCTTCCAGTCGGGGTCACAGACCTTGTCGTCGGCAGCCCACTCAAAGATCGATGCTTGTTCGATGACCCACCCGTCCCGATCGTAGTCGTACGAGATGCGGATGTCGTCGGCTGCCCTGACGTCGACCAGCCCGGCGACGATGTGCTTGATGGGGTTGATCGTTGGGTACCAGAGGTCGACGTGGACAGAGTCAGGCGTCTCAAACGCTTCCGCGAGGCATTGCGAT